ATGCCCTGCGTGGCAACACGGAACTGGCGAAACGTATCCGAAAGTTGGCCTTGGAGCGTGGCGGCACCGTCATGGTGGAAGTTGCGGAGATAGAGACGTGGCACGACACGGATGGTCATGTGCGCCAGTATTTTCCCAACGGAGTGGTTCTCGACGGAGACAAGAAGAGCGGGAAAGTGGTCCTTCTTGTCGGAGGGAAAGTGGCCCGGAGCTATGACAATCCCAAGATCAGTGAAATGGAATCGATACAACGTGAAGCGATGGCTTTGAGATAAGGAGGCAGGTGATGGAGTATTACGGCAACAAACTTTGCATATCGGCACGTGAACTTGTGGAGGGTGGCATTATGACACTCCCGAACTACAAGCAGCTGTCCGCCCGTGGGCGTATCAATGTGGTACGTCGAGGAGGTGGCCCGATGCAGTATGCCTTGGTTGCTGTTGACAGTCTGCCTGCCACCTATAAAGAAAAGGTCGAAGAGAAATACCCCGGTGGCAATGCTGTGCTGTTACGTGGCTGGATAATATCGAACTACGAGCTTGACCAAGCCGCCGTTGCCTACTTCATGGATTGGGCTGCCAAGCAACACAGTAACAAGGCTTCGGCCGAGCTTGCCCAAAAGTATGCGGTGAACGCATCGGTGCTGAACACCTGCATCAGGCTGTACAACCGCAGCCGTGATTACCGCAAGCTGATGGGCGAGAAATACAACTGGGACATGATGGCCACTACCATCGAGACACTGCGCGAGGAGTTCGGCCACGACCTGCCGGCGAGTATCCTCCGCTTCCGCAAGAAAGTGAACGAGTACAAGCAGTACGGCTACGAGTGCCTTATCAGCGGCAAATTCGGCAACCAGAGTGCAAGGAAGGTGGACTACAAGACCGAACGGCTTATCCTGAGCCTTGCCGCACAGGAGAACAAGCCATACAACAGCAACGTGCATGAGATGTACATCGCTTTTGTCTGCGGCGAGCGCGAGGCATGGGACCTGAGTACCGGTGAAGTATTCAACCCCGACGACTTCACCGACAAGAATGGCAACCCGAAGGAACTGAGCGAGAGCACCATCAACAACGTGCTGAACAAACCGAACAATAAGCTGCTTGTCAACCATGCGCTCATGGGATATACCACGTTCATGCACGAGCAGATGCCGCACGTCCACCGCCATAACGGGGAATTCTCCCTGTCGCAAATCACGATGGATGATGTGGATCTGACACGCAAGCTGAAGGACACCAAGCAGCGTGTACACGCCTACTACGCCTATGACGTGGTGAGCCAGTGCGTGGTCGGCGCGAGTTACGGGCGCAAGAAAGACCAGATGCTTGTCGTGGACTGCTTCCGCGACATGTTCCGGCTCATCGAGCGCAACGGTTGGGGCATTCCAGCCGGTATAGAGGTGGAGAACCACCTGATGAGCGAATATAAGGAGGGTTTCCTGCAAGCGGGAGTCGCATTCAACTTCGTTCACTTCTGCGCTCCGCAGAATTCACAGGAGAAATACGCCGAACCACTTAACGGTGCGAAGAAGCGCAGCGTCATTCACAAGAACCATGCCGGCATTGGGCGTTTCTACGGCAAGGGCAAGTGGCGCGTGGAATACAAGAAAGTCAGCGACGAGACCAATGATACATACGAAGACCAGGAGTATTTCAGCTATGAGCAGCTGGTGGCCGATGACCGCAGGGACAATGCCGAATGGAACAACTCACTTCACCCCAACCAGAAAAAATATCCGGGAATGACCCGTTGGCAGGTACTGATGGCAAACATCAACCCGACCCTGAGCAAGTACGACAAACTCACGCTGAGTCGCTTCATAGGCGAGCGCGTGGAAACCAGCATACGGCGCAACTCGACGGTGCGAGTTGCCTATGAGGACTGGTGGCTGAGCGACACGTCGGTGCTGGAACGCCTGCAACCGAACGACTACAAGGTGACGGCCTACTATCTGCCGGACGAGGAAGGGAAGCCCACGGACGTATATATATTCCAAGGCGACCGTTTTATCGATAAGGTAGAGAAAGTGGGGACTTACAACAGGGTGCTGGCCGAACAGACCGAGGAGGACGTGGTGAACTATATCGAGCAGCAGAAAAAAATAAGCAGATTCGGCAAATACGTCCGCGACAATGCCGTTGACCGGGTCGGTACGGCAATCATACAGCCAGAAAAGGAAGAGGCCGCAGAGAGCCTCGTATCGCCCCCAGTGGTGAAACCAGATGAAGCCAACGAGTGGCAGCCTACGGTGAACGAGGCTTTACGGGGTATCGCAGACATGTAAGAATACGATTGGAACAACATTATAACAGCGTTTGAAATATGATTACAGAAGCGCAGAAACAGAAGATTTTGGGAGCGATAGCCGCCAATCGCGCGAACTATCCGAGCGACGCGAAACACGCAGCCTCCCTCGGCATCAGCACCTCGGTGTACAGTGTCATCAAGAACGGACAGACGGACAAAGCCCTGAGTGAGGGAGCATGGATTAGCATCGCCAGACGTTTGGGTGTGAGCCTCCGTGCCGATATGGAATGGAAAGCGGCCAAGACCGCCACGTTCGAGTACATCACCGCCCAGCTGGAATTTTCGCAGCAGTCGAGCCTTTCGGCGATACTTTGCGACATACCCAACATCGGCAAGACCTTTACGGCACGGTACTATGTGCAGAACCACCGCAATGCCGTGTATATCGACTGCTCGCAGGTAAAGAGCAAGCAGAAGCTGGTGCGTAAGATAGCTTCCGAGTTCGGTGTGGACAGCAAAGGACGCTATTCGGACGTGTATGATGATCTGGTGTATTACCTCCGTTCGATGGAGACCCCCCTTATCATTTTGGACGAAGCCGGGGACTTGCAGTATGAGGCATTCCTTGAACTGAAAGCCCTGTGGAACGCCACCGAACGCTGCTGCGCCTGGTATATGATGGGAGCCGACGGGTTGAAGGAGAAGATAAACCGCTCGATAGAGTGCAAGAAAGTGGGTTATACAGAAATGTTGAGCCGTTACGGCGACCGTTACAGCAAGGTAACACCTGACGACGGCAAGGAGCGTGAAGCTTTCCTGAACACGCAGGCGCGTATCGTGGCTAAAATAAACGCTCCGGAAGGTACGGACGTGGCTCAAATCGTGCGTAAGACACGCGGAGGGCTGAGACGGGTATATACCGAGATCGAGAAACTTAAAATGGCAGCGGTATGACAACAAAGATAACTCTTGAAGATAAAGGTCAAGATTTGCTGTGGTTGCGAGTGAACGAAGATGGATTGGTAGAAGAAGCTGGTCCCTTTCAAAATGAGATGTGGAAAGGTTCATATTTGCCTGTTTGGTTTGCGCGTGTCGGGCAGCTATGTCCAATACATAGTTTCCCTCATATAATCCGGGGTTTTTTGAAGTATAAGATTGTATCAATAGAAAAAGAGCAATGAAGCGAGCGTACAGCCCGAAAGAGATAGCCGCTAAGAAATGGACAACATTGTCATGGGGCGAGAAGTGGAGCAAGCCGTTCGGTTTCCCCGCAGACACCGCCTCATGGTTCATCAGCGGAGCATCGGCCAGTGGAAAAAGTTCTTTCGTGATGCAACTGGGCAAAGAGCTGTGCAACTACGGGACGGTGTTGTACCTCAGCTACGAGGAGGGCGTGAACCAGAGTTTCCAGCGCAGGATGGATTACCTGAAAATGGACGAGGTGCAGGGTAAGTTCCGGGTCGCAGTGGACGAAAGTTATGAAGAGGTCATGGAGCGACTGAAAAAGCCGAAAAGCCCGAAGTTCATTATCATCGATTCTTTTCAGGTCGCCCCTTGGGAATATCCCGATGCCGAGGCATTGATGAAGCGTTTTCCGAAGAAGTGCTTTATATGGGTAAGCCAAGAGAAAAAGAGCCAGCCGATGGGAAGCGGTGCGCTGAAGCTGAGATATATCTGCGACATGAAAGTGCGCGTGGTGGGTTACAAGGCATACTGTCAGGGACGTTCCATCGGTGAGCCGGGAAGCTACTTCGTGGTATGGGAAGAAGGAATCATTCAAACGAGTAACAACTTGTGATATGGAAAAGCGAATGCGAAAAAGGCGGGCGAATCTCCTGTACCGTCTCCGGAAGAAAGGAGTCCGGTGCATCACCAAGCGCCGCATCATAGAGTACCCTTATGGCGGAAACCCGCTGGGCGTGATACAGATAAGACGGCTGACGTCGGAATATGATTTTTATGTACAATTTGTAATAACCGATTAAGACATGAGCACAAGAAAGAACATCATCGAATTGGAGACACCGCCATACCTCACTGTCGGGAAACCGGACGAGGCTGCACTGGAAGTATTTTGCAGCCCCGGGCATGTATGCAGCTGTTGTAATGGCAACGGTTGGATATGGGGCGAGAACGAGATAGGAGAGCCTATACACAAGGATTGTCCCGTATGCAGGGGCAGTGGAGAACTCGAAGCCGTCGTTACCATAGAGTGGAAACCTTCAAAACAATAGAAACATGACACAAGAGATAACCAATTTTGCACGTTTTTACGCTTTGTTCAACCGGTTGCCCTATACCGGCGACCGGGAGGAGTTGAAGCGTCAGATCGTCCGGGAATATACGTCGGGACGCACAGAAAGCCTGCGGGAAATGACAAAATCGGAATACAACAACTGCTGTGCCGGCATGGAAAAATTGACGGGGCGTAAAGACGAGATGAAACACCGGCGTTCCGTTTGTCTCAAACAAATGCAGCAATTGGGTATCGATACGACCGACTGGGCGCGTGTCGACAATTTTTGCCGCCACCCCCGGATCGCGGGAAAACCGTTCGCTCGGATAACATTCGACGAACTCCCCGCTTTACAAAAGAAACTGCGGACCATTGCCCGCAAAGGAGGCTTGAAACCTGCCGGAACAACCATTGAACAACAGGGAAAAACGGTCTGCATCGTTCTCGATCGTCATATCCTTATAAACTGAGATATTATGGAAAAGCAAAACGAATCCGCCCTTGAACGGGTGAAGAAAGAACTGGCGTTGCAGACTTCGGAGATGGAACGCCTCGAAGCCGCGCAATTCCTCGGCGAACTGGCCGACTGGGCCTATGCCAACAGTGAAGCGATGCTCATCGACGACGAACCCGGAGCCGATGACATGGATTTTTACCAACATTTCGATAACGATTAAAAACGTACAACCATGAACGAAGAGAAGAAACAGGCCGTCATGATGACGGAGGCGCAAATCGCCGAGTATGAAGCCTACCAACGGGCCAAAGCCGCCAAGACGGCAAAGGAACAAGCCAAACGCGACCGTGCGGCCTACGGCCAGCTGGTCGATGAAGAAGTAACCGCCGCCCTGCCCCGGCTCCAAGAGCTGAGCGGAACGATTTCGGCCGTCAAGGGAGAAATCCTCGAAAGGTTTTCCTCCATATTGCAGATGAAAGCCGATGTCCTGCGCCGGGTAAAAGAAGACCAGAAGTCGCATACCTTCACCACCTCCGACGGAACCCGCCGCATCACCATCGGCCGCCACC